AATATAAACCACAAGAATTAAGAGTTGAGATTAACGCTCATCAAAAGGCTTACTCACTAGATGATAATTTAAGAAATTGGCTTGCTGCGTATGGGTGTAGATTAGAGTCTCACTTTACTGGTAAGAATAAATGGGATTCTAACTTTGGTGTAGCAGGTATGTCTATGCTAATGGGAACTATGCGAGATGAAAAGTTCCAAAAGAATAACATTATTGAGTTTCCCTCTACGGAACACTCAGAGGGTCTGAAGGCTTTAATCCAACAGTTAATAACTTGGAAGCCTAATACCCGTGGTAAGACTGACTGTGTTATGGCGTTGTGGTTTACCGTGCTCAGAGCAAGGGAATTTATGCAACAGTCGAGTAACATAAGTCGATACGCAAATAATCGCTGGGCAACCAGAGCACAAAAAGAAAAAAGATTCTCAGTTAATTTAGACGAAGCCCTTGCAGAGCAATGGCAAGAGACCTACGGATAAGGATACAATGTTAAGCATAGACCAAATTGCAGCGAGAGTTGATTCTCTTAAAGACCGTGCTGCTGACCAAGATGCTAGAGCACAAGATGTTCTTGCTGTCCGTAAAGGCAAGATTGCATCTGTCTATCCAGAGTTTTTTCCAGAAGGTGTAGACGCAAATGTCGTTGCAAATTTTATTGATATCGTTGCCCGAGACCTGTCAGAGGTTATGGCACCACTTCCTGCAGTTAACTGCTCGGCCGCTAATCAGGTCAGCGACCGTGCTCGTTCTTTTGCTGATAAGCGTACTCGCATTGCCGCTAATTATTTTGCTCATTCAGATTTACAAGTACAGATGTACACAGGTGCAGACCACTACATCACATTTGGTTTCGTCCCATTCATCATTGAATTAGACGAAGAGGCTGGGCTGCCGCGTATCCGTATAGAAAGTCCTATTGGGGCTTACCCAGAGTTTGACCGCTATGGACGCTGCATTGCCTTCGCTAAGAGATACTCACTATCAATCGCAGAGTTGGTAGCCCAATTCCCAGAATATGAATCAGAACTTCTGGGTAGAGAAGGTTATCGACAGGACTTAAATGCAAAGATTGACTTTGTTCGTTATTACGATAAAGACCAATCATTAATTTATATACCTAGCCGAAACAACCTAGTTCTATCTCAAGCGGTTAATCCACTTGGAAAGATGATGGTTGTTGTTGCTAGACGTCCATCTGTTGATGGTGAAATGCGTGGACAGTTTGATGATGTTCTAGGTATTCAACTGCTTCGTAATAGGTTCGCATTACTTGCGATGGAAGCAGCAGAGAAATCTGTTCAATCACCAATTGTTGTCCCACAAGATGTTCAAGAAATTGAGTTTGGCGGAGATTCAATTATCCGCACAAGCAATCCAGGTGGTGTACGCCGTGTTGAACTGCCTATACCTAATGGTGCATTTACTGAACAAACATTACTACAACAAGAGTTAAGAACTGGAACTCGTTATCCAGAATCACGTACTGGTAATCTTGATGCAAGCATCATTACTGGTCAAGGTGTTCAAGCACTTATGGGTGGTTTTGATACACAGGTTAAATCCGCTCAGGCTATCTTTGCTTCAGCACTTAAAGATGTTATCTCAATCTGCTTTGAGGTTGATGAGACATACTTTGATTTTGAGAAGACAGTTCGTGGCGTAGATGCTGGTTCTCCTTACACTATTGATTACAAGCCTTCAAAAGATATTAAGAAGGATTACTCAGCCGATGTCCGTTATGGAATGTTGGCAGGACTTAATCCAGCACAGGGACTTATCTTTATGCTACAGGCATTAGGCGCTAAAATTATTTCTAAAGATATGGTTATGCGTGAACTACCATTTGGTATCAACGTAACTCAAGAACAAGAGAAGATTGAAATTGAAGAGATGCGTAACTCTTTGATGGGTTCATTGCAGGCATACACGCAGGCGATTCCACAAATTGCATCTCAAGGTGGCGACCCAAGCGACATTGTTATGAAGATTGCTGATGTGATTAAAGCCCGTCAAAAAGGAGTAGCAATTGAAGACGCCATTGAGGAAATATTTAAACCTGAAGAATTACCTCCTGCTGGCGCTACTCAGGTTGAGCAAACGTCCCCTGCTCCCGCTGCACCAGTAGGAGGCTTCTCTCCAGAACAGGCACAGGGTGGTGGACTACAAAGTCTTTTATCTAGTTTAACTGCTGGTGGACAGGCTAGTGCAAGTGCAAGGACAGTTGTAAGGCGATAAGTTAGAAGGGGACTATGACTGCAATAGTTGGTGTTCAAGGAAAAGGCTGGGCTGTGCTCGGCGCAGATACAGTAACTTCGTATCAAGATAGACCATACGTAGCCAAAGGCTGCGACAAAATAGTTAAAGTTGGTGAGTATCTGGTTGCAGTTGCAGGTGATGCAATTGTAGGAGATATTTTAAATAACTTATGGCAACCACCTAAAGTAATTAAGACGCAAGACCCAGATAGATTTATGATGATTAGGGTATTGCCATCTATGAAACAAACTATAATAGATGGTGGATATGACCCAACACCTAAAACAAAGAACGATGATGATTCTGGATGGGACGCATTAGTTTGTTTTAATGGAAAGATATTCCAAGTTAGCGATGACTATGGATATATGAGGGATGACAAAGGTTTGTATGCTATAGGTTCTGGCGGAACATTAGCCCTTGGTGCATTAGCAGCAATGGAGTCTGAAGTTAAAACCCACGCTAAAGCATCTGGTGCAGTAAAAAAAGCAATTAACATAGCAATTGAATATAACGTGTGGTGCGGTGGTACCGCAAATATCAAAACACAATTTACTAAGTAGGAGGAAGTGTGGCACAGCAAGGTGGATATAGAAAACCGAATAACCCAGCCCCAGTATCAGGCCCTGGCTCTCTTAGTCAACGCACTGACGGGGGACCAACACAAGCCGCAACCTATATTCCAGGATTACCATATGGACAAGGACAAGAAACTTACAGCAACCAAGTAGCAGCACCTATGGCTGGTAATCCAATTCCAAAGATGGAAATGCCAACACCATTGTTAGCCCCTACTGCTAGACCTTCAGAGCCTATTACCGCTGGTATTGACCGTGGCGATGGTGCAGGTTCAGAGGCAATGGGAACATTACCTAATAGGGCTTATACAATTGCAGAAGTAATTAGAAATTTAATCCCATACGACCCATCTGGTGATGCAGAGTTGGTTTATAGAACATTACTTGACGAAGGGTACTAATGGCTGTAAAAGTTAATCTTATAGTAGCCAAGACTAACCCTAATCTTTACGCTGCTGCCAAGTCCGCAAACTTGCCACAGGACCAAGTATCTCAATTAGAACAATTTTCTTGGACAGTTGATAAAAATAAAAAACTTAATCAAATGTCTACTGAGGCTGCCAGAAAAGAATTTAATGAGTTAGACCCAGAAGTTCAGGAAAAACTTAAGTATTTATATCCTAAAGCAGATTATATGCAGGAAGCGCCAGATGCTAGCGATTATGCAGTTGGTGCGTTAAAGACTGTTGGTAAAGTAGTAGCCTCTCCATTAATTGGTATATTTAAGGCTGCTGGTGTATTTAATAGAGCAATTAATACTCCATACTTGATGGCACGTCAGGCTTCTCAAGGTGAAGGTTTTTTCAGTAAGCAAACATTTACGGATGCTTGGGATGGCCGTAGAGTATATGACCACGGTGCATTAACTGAGGCTATCAATTATTTTGGCAATGAAAAGATAGAGGTAGCAAAAGGTTTTCTAGCGGGTAAAACACCTGGTGAGATTATTTCATCACAGGGTGGAACTGTAAATGAAAAACTATTAGGTGCTTTAGAAGAGTCACTTAACAATCCAGAAGATTTTAGACAGGTAATGGATGCCGTTAAGTATGCACAGGTATCTCCAGGTAGAGATATCTCCCGTGCTTTCTTTAGCAAGAATCCAAATACCAGTACTGCTACTGGAGATTACATTGATGGAAAGACTAAGAATCTTTCTGGCTTTATTGATTTCTTTTATCAATTAGCAATTGACCCATTTACTTATGCAACAGGTGGTTTATCTGCTGCAGCCCGTGCTGGTACTAGGGCAGTAAAAACTATGAGAGAGTTTCCTAATGCCACTGGCATCAAGATGGTATTTGAGGATGAGAAGAATGGCGTTCGTAAACTTTGGGATGAGCAACTAGGACCTAAGGTTGCTAACCTTATAGATGCTAAAAAAGCAGGCGATAGAGTAGCGCAAAAAAGAATTACTGATGATATAAGAAGAAATCATCCAGCATACAATAACGATGATGCAATTAAAATGCTTGAAGATGCTAAGTTAGTTAACGCTAACGCTGCAATATCATTCTTCCAACAAGCAGAAAACTTACCTAAGTTTATGGCTGGCCGTGTAGATGGGGTTCAGTACTTCCGTAATGGAATTGCTACCGCATCTACCCACAATAGATTATCTAAGTGGATGGGCGACCAAGTAAATAAAATTATTAACCCTAAACTATTTGGTTCTGAAGAAGAAGCGTTAAAAAAGTCAGATGAATTATGGGATGCTTTTCAAAAACAATCCCCAGAAAATGGATTTGTTGCTCAAGAAGCAACTGATATAAAGAAATTCCACGATTCTTTAACTAAAAAGCAAAAGGCTCAAGTTGCTTTAGCCCGCCAGTTTACTCGCTCACCACAAGGTTCAGTAATTAAACTTGGAGAAGATGCAGTAAAGACTGCTAATGCTTTTAGATTAACTGCACA